TGTAAATCCAGCGCCTGGGCTGCGCATTGTCCAGGCGCTGGACTCGCCCCCTGGGCGGCTTCGCTAACGTAATCCCATCGTCATTATGCGAAGCCAGGACTCACAACGTGCGGGGTGAGCGGCTGCCATCAGCAACAACGGTCACGCGGGTTCCCTGCTGCTGAGGCTGCGGCTGAAACGAATGCGGGGTCTGCACCTGCGCACCGGTCGCGGCGGACGCTGCGCTACGCTGGCTGCCGCCGCTCGCGGTGCTTGTCGCATCCATCACAGTCGATACGGCCCCTCGGCCCGTCCAGAACGTCACACGCTCGCCGTCGATGTCGCAATACAAATCGGGCGTCTGTTCGAAGAACCGGCATTTCTCAATCGGCCAGAACCGCGTGCGGCCACCTTCGGACACCAGCACCACGCGTGACGTCTTGCTGATCGGTCGATCCGGCTCCGCGTTGTAACCATCCTTCGACGGCCACGCCTCAGCCCGGCCCAGGCCGGCATGCACATAGCCGGCAATCCGCCAGATCGCAGACGGCACCGGCCCATTCGACGACGTGCCATAGACCGCTTGCATCGCACGCCCCGCGGGAGCCGCAACTGGCTGCGCCTGTTCAACGACCTTAGTCGCGGGAGTCGGCGCTGACGCTTGCTTGGGCTGCGGTGGCGTGAAGAACCGGACGACCCCGGGAATGCCGACCGACAAACAGACCACGATCAGCCCAACAAGCCCCCAGAAGCCCCAGGATCGCAAGAACGAGCCACGGGTATCGGCCTTCGACTCATCGCCCACACCGCCCGTTTCAGACTGCGTAGCTGACTTGTAGTAACGGTAAACGTCAGGCTTGAAACGCCCGGCCGTGCTGCGAAGCAGCTTCGACTTCGGCGGGCTGTCGCCCTTGGCCACGCCGTTGTAGATATCGACCCGGAACATGGTCTTCGACTTCTTGACCATCCGGTACGTCGTTTCGACCAACAGGGTGGCCCAGCTGGCGAGCTGGTCGAGGTCCTGAGTCACCATCACAACCCGCATCGACCGGTTTTTCTTGTCTACGCGGTGTCGATGCTCGGCCAACAGCTTCTTGTCGGCCATCGGCGCATCGTTGGTTTTCTGGCCCTTCGGCCAGCGCCGCCAGAGTTCGTCGAGGACCAGGACCGAACCAGGCGGCGCAAAGTCGGCCAAGTCTTCACGCTCAAACCAGTCTTCCGGCAGTTGTTCAATAGTCCCGCCAAAATCCATCAGTAACATATCGACTTCGAGCGGAATATTAGTCACTACATGCCGGTCTTGTTTCAGTGACGGGATAATTACGTGCTCGACAACGCCATAACTTTTACCGTGCCCAGGCTTGCCCACATATGCATCAATCGCCATACATCACCTCAACCGATAATCGGGATACGCCGGAGGATGAATCGCAGCAGATACGCGCCCAGGACCATGGTCACGCCTGGACCAATCTGAAATGCATTGGCGAAATACACCACCGACGGCGGTATTGACTGGAACGCGTTACCTGCCTGCGCAAAGAAATCCGGCACCGGCAGCCACTGGAAGAACTTCACAATACCGGAGACAAGCTTGTGAAACACATACTCAGGTAGAACAGGAAGAAGCTCCCAAAAATAATCAAACGCATCTTGCGCCCACTTAAAGAAGTCTTCGATAGCCTTAAGTGCGCGCTGAAAGAAATCTGTCGCCGTTTGAATCAGTTGTTTGATAGCACTAAGAATGCCTTCCATACATCACCTCACGCAGACAGGAACACGCGAACAGACAGCAGCGCCCAAAACGCCAAGAACACGGCTTTCAAGATCGGCTCAATCTGAGCCCACAAGGAGCAGTGCGAATCGAACATCACACTCTTCCCGAACAGTTCAACGCTCTGAACTGGACAACTTCCCCCGGTCGGAAACGTGATCTTGCCCAGGGCCTGACCAATCGGGGCTTTCTTGATATCCGTCCAAGCCTTTTGCAGCGACTCGTCAAAGCCCGGAACCTTGTCCGTGCCAAACGGGTTGTTCTTCACGAACGCGCAACTATCGTCCTTACAGCCACCTTCCAGGCCAGTGCCGCCACCGGTACCACCGCCCTCCCCTGAGCCGTCACCGCCACCAGTGCCGCCACCCGTCCCACCGCCATCACCATCGCCGCCACCACCCGTTCCAGGCGTGCCGCCACCATCGCCACCGCCACCGCCACCGGTACCGCCATCACCGCCGCCACCCGTACCGCCATCGCTGCCACCATCACCACCACCGCCAGTGCCGCCACCACCGGTTCCCCCATCGCCACCACCATCACCCGGATTCGTCGGGTCAGTGGGGTCAGTCGGCGTCTTGACGCACGTCGTGCCGGACCAGCTATACCCAGCCGGACAGCCAGGGTCGTTCGGATCAGACGGCGGTTCATTCGGGTCAGTCGGCGGAGTACTGTTCAGCGACGGCCCGGTCATTCCAGGGTTGTTAGTGTCGGCTGGACACGTGGCGCCAGTACTTCGAAGCGAGTAATTGCAGAACCCCTCATTCGTCGAGCCAGTGACGAAATAACAACTCGTAGTCTTCGATGAATCCGCAGAATAAGCGCACCCGTTCTTACAGCCTGCCGGCGGACTACTTATAACTTGATTCCTGCCGCCAACCTGAACAACTGGAGACGGCGGACTACTGAACAAGTCATACAATCCTTCAATGCAGTCATTCGGCTTTTCCGGCTCCGGAGGCTTACACATGGCGACACCCGTAGTCAGATCAAGATCACTGCCTTCAGGACACTTATCCCCCTTCAAATAAACAGTCGTATTAAAAAGAACCCAATCACCAGAACGAACCACACAATAGAAAACCTTGCCCGCCTCACTTGGATTTGACGAAGGCTCCATAACAAAAACCCGCCCTGGATCGCGAGATATACCAGTGAAATAAAGATCGCAACCCGCCGAGGGCGACGAAACTTTCTTATCAAAATAACCCATGTACCAATAATACTCTTCCGCACTTACAGAAGAAGAAACTAGCACCAACAACAATAACAACCTGCGCATACTTACCACCTCGAAAAGATCGCCCAGGAACACGCAGCGCCAATAACAAAGAACGCGAACTCATATAAATCCGCCATCGATCAAACTCCCCTGCCAGAAACAAAAAGGGGCGACCGAAGCCGCCCCATCGAACCGCCCTCCTCGATCAGCTCCGCAGGAAGCCCAGGACCATGCGAGCGCCCTTGATGCCGGCATACACAGTGGCCAGCAGCGCAGCGACGGCCAGGACGCCGGTCGCGATGGTCGAGAAATCGACATCAGAGGTCAGCGAGCTGTAGTCCCAGCCAGCGGCCGAGGCGGATTGCGAGACGACCAGGGCAGCGCCTACTGCAACGGCGGAACCACCACGAACGAACAGTTTTTTCAGGTTTTTCATAGACTTACTCCTTAAGCTCTTTTAATGAAGTCGAGTACGGCCTTGACGCCCAGGGCGCCGACAAGGACCGTCGCGACAAGACCGAACCCGACCGAGAACGCCTGGCCCAAGGCCACGGTGTCCAACGTCGACGGGTCGAACTGCTCCGACACCTGGGTCAAGACCCACATGCCCGAACACAGGGGCGCCCCATCCGGCGCAATCGAGATGGAGCCATCGCAGGACAGGGCGGAAATCACAGGAAAGCCGCCATCGTGTCAGTCCAGCCCCACAGATAGCCCGTGGCGAGGCCTACAGCGAACATCGAGAGATAACGCAGCATGGCGGCCACCTATCAGCTAGCGGCTTGAACAGGCGCCTTTGCGGCAGCCGGAGATGCAACGCGGCGAGCTTGGCGCGGATCAACTTCGAACCACAGTCGGTCATCTTTCACGCGACAAGTAATGTCGCACTCATAATGACCAGCAGGCAGAATTTCATTCTGCTTAGCTGCGTAGTATTCGAAGCGCTGCGGATAAGGAATACCCGGCAAATGCCCGAAGGCTTCACACATATGGTACTCATTGCCAGCTTTGGAATTACCCGAGCGAACAACGCCAGTGGTTTCGATACGGATAGTCAGTGCATTAGCCATTGTTGGTTTCTCCGGCTGTCGGTTTAGTAGCGAGCGTGCCGGCAAAGATAGACATTACTGAGTTCGTGACAGCCTGAACTTTGCCGTAACTTTCATTCCAAAGCTGGGCGCTTATGACCCGTTCAACTTCGGAGCGAAGTTTCTGGAATTGGGATTCACTCATTCGAATACATCCCCCAAATAAAGAGTGCCTTTCTTGCTGCTGATCAACTTAGAACGATTCGCCTTATTGAAATCCTCAGCGGCCTGCACTTGCTCAGCCGGAGTTCTGGATGAAAGAACTTTCTCCAGATCATTCATAACGCTACCCTCGGTTCTGAGATTGCGCAGACGCTGTTGCATCTCCTGGCGGGAGCTAACTCGACCGCCGAAGTAAAAATCGAAGCCAGACTTCATACAGCCACCTGACGGGCCGATTTATGAATCAGCCCCCTTTCAAAGAAGAAGTTCGGAATGGCCGCAGGCTTAGCCTCAAGAATCCGAATCATCGGCACAACATTGCTATCGTCGCGGCGATCACAACGAATATTGATATCTATGCCATAACCAAGAAGAACCTGACGATGACGATAATAAGTAGCCTTCGCTACCAAATTTGAAATGTCATGCCCCTGCTTCCAGAGCATGTAAGTGCCGAGCACCTTGCTC